TTGTACTTTTAAAAATCCTTCTGGGGTGTATTCAGTTATAAATCTATTTTCTGTTTTTATATATTTCCCAACCTTAATCCCCGCATTATCTGTTGGTTTTGTGGTGTCTTCAATAAAAACGGTGTCTTCCGCCAATGCATCAACTTCATACCATTTATTTGTCGATGTTACAAATTCAGAATATGAAGGTACAGATGGGTATGTTGACCCTTCTTTTTGTATTATTGATGTGACACCTAAAACATTTCTCTCAGGTAAAAAGAAATTAAAGAATGGGACTACGTCTGATGGATTAATAACTCTTTTAAATACTTTAGTTGTTCCATTAACTACAACCTCTCTTTTTGTGATAACGTAATTTATAATTTTATTATTATTATCAAATGTTGGTATTTTTGTTCTATTAACAAATCCTTCAGAATTATACTGAGTACTAAAATCAATATCATAAACGGTTTCAAATGTTGTCCCTCCACCATTAAATTGTGAACCCGCTCTTAAGATTCCTAAGTACCTAAAATCTTCACTATCACCTAAAGGTGGTACTGTTATTGAGATGTCGATAACCGCAACCGATGGTCTATACCCCGGTATTTTTAAACCATAAGTTCTAGCAATATTAAAAATAGAAGACCTTTGTTGTGCGTACTGAAGTACGGTTTCTTGTATACTTCTATCGATATGGAAATGTAAATTATCCGCAACCGCAGCATTTAAATCCATTAGTACAGAAAAAACAGAAGCGTCGTTAAAATTTTGTACTAACTCAGGATAATATTGTTTTGTATAATTTATTAACTCCTGTCTTATACCTTCAAAATCCCTTTCGGTATAATTAATTTTTTTATTTGCCATATTTAAATGTTTATTATCACAAACTCCCTACTTCCGAATGCTTTATTTTCGTCGGTATAGTCTATTTTTAATTTTGCGGTGTATTCTTGTGTATTAGCACCTGGTATTCTATATATACTAGCCTGACCTAATAATTCATAATCCAATTGCCCTGCAGCTTCATCAGCTTCAACATAAGGTTCTATGGTTATACTATTAATAGTTAGATTAGGTATGTACTTAGCAACTTGTTGTTCAATATCTGAACGTATACCATCAAAAGTCTCACCATCTAATGGTTCAAAAATGAATTCATATATTCTAGTGCCAAAATCAGGTAAGTAATATCTAGAGCCCTTTTTTGTTAATATTAAATGTAATAAATCCGTACGAATTTCATCATCAGAAGTGTCCGTTAACTGTACGTAATCTCCTTTAACACTTTGTCTGAAAGGGAAACTTAAACCATATGTAATACCATTTGCCATATTATATAAATATAATAGAGTGAATTTTTCAATAAATAGATATTAAACAAAAAATCCCAACAAGTTGGGATTTAATATTAGGATGAACATCCAAAACAATCAAAGTCACTATTATCTGGTTTTGGTGGTAAATTCATATTAGAATAATCTATTTGTGGCGTTTCAATTTTCTTAGGTTTTTCTTTTTTACTCATATCAAGTGCTAAGTGTTTTGCTCCTGTAGAAATCGCCTTAGTCCTAACATAATAACACAAAGTTTTTAAACCTTTCTCCCATGAGTGGAAATGTGATGAAGTAATCTTAGATAAAGTTGGGTTAGCCATATAGATATTCATTGATTGTGATTGGTCAATAAATGGTGCTCTATCAGATGCCATATCGATTAATTCTCTTTGTGAAATCTCCCAAATAGTTTTATATTTAGGAATTAAGTGTTCTATTCTTTTAACTTTTTTATTGTAGTGTTTATCTTCAGTATCTAAGTAGTTATTGAAATTAATATTTTGAATTGACCCTTCGTTCATAATAATTTCATTTTTTAAATCTTCTGACCAAATACCAATTTTTTCAAAATCATTAATAAGGTATTTGTTTACTATCATAATCTCACCACCAACAACTCGTCTGTTAAATAATGCCGAATGTGCTGGTTCTGTCATTTCAAATGAACCTGTAATTTTAGCTGAAGATGCAACAGGCATTTGAGCGGTAAACAAAGAGTTACATACACCATAATCACTAACACTTTTTTTCAATTTATCCCAATCCCACATTCCTGAAAGTTGTGACCCATCTAATCCCCACATGTCAAATTGGAATACCCCATTAGACATCGGTGACCCGTTAAAATGTGAGTATTTATCATACTTACCATTTATACACAATTGGTTACTTTCATAAATTGCTGCGTAATAGATTGTTTCAAATATATCTTTATTTAATTTTTTAGCATCTTCTGATGTAAAGATATAATCCATTAAATAAAACACATCGGCCAAACCTTGTGTTCCAATAGCAATTGCTCTTTGTTCCATACCACCTTTCAACCCTTTTTGTGTTGAGTAGTTGTTAATATCAATTACTTTGTTTAATGCTCTTACAACTTTACGAACTTCAGTAAATAATAATTCATGGTCAAACTTACCGTTTTGGATAAAGTTTTTTAATACTATTGATGATAACGTACAAATAGCGGTAGTCTCTTCATCAGTATATTGGTAAATTTCATTACAAAGGTTTGACTGTTTAATAACCCCAATGTTTTGGTGATTAGTTTTTCTGTTGGCACTATCTTTAGAACAAAGATAAGGAACTCCCGTTTCAACTTGTGATTCAATAACTTTAGTCCATATGTCTTGTGCCTTAACTTTTTTACCCAATCTCATCGATACTGCTTTGTTATAGTTTTCTTCATACTCATCACCATAACATTCTTGTAATGCCTTGATGCCGGCAGTCTTAATATCATTAGGACAGAACAAATACCAATCACCATTATTTTTAACCGCCCTCATAAAGTTGTCAGGTAACCAAAGAGCAGTAAATAAATCACGAGCCCTTAATTCTTCTGCACCTGTATTCTTTTTAATGTCCAATAAATCAAAGATATCTTTATGCCAAGGTTCAAGGTAAATTGCCGCAGAGCCAGGTCGTCTTCCTTGTTGATTAAAGAACCTTAACGATTCATTAACAATTTTAAGGTATTTCAATAACCCACCTGCGAATCCACCTGATGATGAAATTCTACTCTCTTTACTACGAATGTTAGACATAGACAACCCAATACCCGCAGCGTCTGAAGAGAATGTTGAGATATCATTCAGTGTATCTAACAATCCTTTTCTTGAGTCTGAGTTATTGTAATGTAATACACACGAAGCCAACTGAGGAACTTTTGTTCCTGCGTTAATCATGATTGGCGTTGCCTTAGATATTAGTTGGTTTGACAATGATTTGTAGTACTCAACCGCACTTACAAAATCATCGGTAACCCACAATGCAACTCTCATATACATGTGTTGTGGTCTTTCAATTACTTTACCTGTTGGTCGTTTTAACAAGTACATTTCTTGTAAAGAACGCCAAGCAAAATAATCAAAATTATAATCGTTATCATGGTTAATTACAGCATCAATAGTATCCTCACCATATAACTTAATAGTTTCAATTAATTTTTCATTAATGATACCATCTTTATATAAGACCATCATAGTTTCTGAAAAACTATCATTAGTTTCTTTATGATAAGATGAAATAGCAACTGATGATGCTAATCGTGAATAATCATGATGACTACCGGTATATGCCGCAGCAATTTCATATACAAGTTTATCCAACTCTTTTGTAGTTATTTCACCTTCAGTCGGTACTGATGTAATTACTTTTATGAATATTTCATCTGAATTTACACTTAACCCTTTTGATGCACGTTTAACACGGTTATAAATTTTTTGGGGATTGAATGAAACGCTTTCCCCATTTCTTTTAATTATTTTTAATGACATATTATTTAGTTTAATTAGAAATCGTCTGTAAATGAAATAGTTTCGTTAAGTTTAGCCTTTTGGTATTCCATTGTTCTTGATTCAAAGAAATTACCTTTGGTTTCAACAGCAATTTGTTCCATGAATTTGAATGGTTGTTCCACATTGAATTCTTTACTACATCCAAATTTAACTAAAAGCCCGTCAACCACAAACTCTAAGTATTGTTTCATTAGGTTTGAATTCATACCAATCAATGACACCGGTAAAGACTCAGTTATAAACTCTTTTTCAATTTCAAGTGCTGATAATAAAATCTCTTTAATTCTTTTTTCCGATGGTTTGTCTTCACAATGGTTGTTTAACAAGTGGATTGCGAAATCACAATGTAAGTTTTCATCTTTAAAGATTAAAGAATTGGCATTACACAAACCTTGCATAATTCCTCTTGATTTTAACCAAAAGATAGAACAGAACGAACCTGAAAAGAATATACCTTCAACAGCAGCAAATGCGATTAATCTTTCTTGGAATGACGCGTTTTCAATCCAATCTAAAGCCCATTTAGCTTTCTTCTGTACCGCAGGTAATCTATCAATAGCGTTGAAGCATTCATCCTTCTCCTTTGCATTATTGATGTATGTGTCGATTAATAACGAATACATAAGTGAGTGGATGTTTTCCATCGCCAATTGAAATCCATAAAAGAATTTAGCTTCGGGATATTGTACTTCACGATAGAAGTTCTCTGCCAAATTTTCGTTTACGATTCCATCTGATGCTGCGAAAAAAGATAAAACATTTTTAATAAAATATTTTTCATTATCTGTTAAATTTTCCCAGTCTCTAATGTCATTCGTCAAATCTACTTCTTCAGCGGTCCAAAAAGCCGCCTGATGCATTTTGTAATATTCCCAAATATCATTGTGTTCGATTGGGAAGATAACAAACCTATTAGGGTTTTCTACTAATATTTTTTCCATTTTGTAAATTTAATTATTTTTTTTAAGATTCTTGTTGTTTTTGC